TTTTTCGGAATTATACGGATTTGTAACATAGTTATAGTCTGCTTCAACTAAGTTTCCGTTATATGCGTCGTAGTAGTTATGTAATTGAGCTTTGTGCTGACTGGAAAAAGAGCTCCTGTCTATAAAAGCTTCAATTGTATTTTTTCCCCATTCTTTAGTCTTTCGACTACGAGGAATTTTTTGTTTTGGGATTCTACTCATATCTTTACAAAACTACGAAAAAAACCTGCGATTAAAAAAAGAATCTTCACTTTGCTCCATTTCTTGTTCAAACTCTTTATTATAGAGATCTTTCATATGAAACATACCAACTAAAAGTGCCGAAACTCTATCGAAATTTCCTTTATTGTTATATTTAATTAATTCGTCTATTAAAGCAATGTCATAGATATAATGCAGATTTAATTTTCTTTCTCCATTCTCTTGTTGACCTCTTGGTGTTTTTAACCAATCTCGCAAATATATTTCTGCTTGATTCTTTCTTTGCTTTGATCCCATAGATGTACCATAGGTTCTATTTAATTTTTTTATTCTTATTCCAGAGGTTTTATCAAATAACTCTGCTTCTGGTAATAAGTAATGCAATAGCTTTTTACGTTTTGCATATGGTATAACTTCACCTCGATCATTTTCAAAACCGATACGTGCATTATAATACTGTGCAAGTAAAAACAAGTTATAGTTATATTCGTCCTGTGACTCTGGTCTTCCTACGTAAGAAGCTACAATCATATCATCAGGCTTGGACATATTGTTAATTCTTTTCATAACATATGCAGAACCTAAAGAGGCTCCAAAACCATCTGAACCATATGGATCATGTACTATAAAATATAAATCATCCGGTATTGCTTCTTGCCTATAAGCTGGAGATTGGTATACAACTACAGCTCCTGTTGAGTCATCTGTTTTATTAAGCGGAAACTTTTCTATAGGTCTCACGCGCGGGTCAGGTCTAAACTCTATTCCTTCTGGCGCCTCTACTAAAACTCCGGCTACTGCCATTTGTTTGTATAAACCTGTTCTCATTAACTGATTACGCCAATCTACAAGAGTGGCTCCTGGAAACATATTACCTCTTTGTTGTAAAAAGGCTTCTTTAGGCATCCACGGATATTCCGTAATGTATCTATCTAAAGTAGAAGCATCTTTAGCTTCTTTTTTTAACTGATCACGTTTTGCATCTTCTTCTTGCTTTGCTTGTTGGGTTAATGAGTTACCTTCTTTATCCATGTATCCTATCTTGTTTTGATAAGAGGGAAAGAAAAACCCACAGTTACTTCCCTGAGCGCCTTCATCCCAAATATTATCAAATGGATATAGATCATAGGCTTCTGGATTGTAAAACATAGATTCAAAATCTATTGTACCACCATCCATATCACCCCCTGTTCCAAACAATACAATCTGTCCGGTAATTACACCACCATCTTCTACACAGGGACGTGTAGCTAAATAAGAAGCTTTTAAATTATCAAAGGCTCCACATTCTTCAAAGATAACTAGACTAGCATCTTTACCCCTAGCGGCATCTGGGTTATCTTTAAATGTAATAGCCTCAACCTCAGACTTATAGCCTTTCTCAACGCCTTGTTTATTAATATACTCTAAATAGCTTGCGCGTTTGTGGTTTATTTTATCAACTCCTTGACGACGTTTTTGCCATCCAGTGTGTTCGTTAAGAAAGTTCATGTAATCTGTAACCATGGTCATAATACCTTTTGGATACAAATACTTTTTATCGTGGGCACACAAAAGTGTGTAAGAGTTTTTTCTAGTGTTGTATATGTTTGCAGCTATAGCAGCATTCTTGTATGAAAATCCTTTACGCCTAGCTTTAGCAACAATTAAGTGCTTGCCTTCGGCAGCGGCTCTTTCTAAAGCATGAAAATATTCGTAGTCACCATCCCAAAATCCAGGGAATGAAACTGTTTTGAATCCCCCTGCTTTTTTACCGTCCACTAACTCTGTCAATTTTATTTGGCAAAAATTCATGTAAAAATAATGGTGCCCTGTAACTCTTGTACCTCCTACGCTAAAGCCGTCTCTACATCTTCGTAATTGTTCAGACCAGTATTCATAATACGGAGCACTCCCTACTGGATCGCCACAATACAAACCATACTTTAAGAACTTATTTCCTTCTCTTCTAAATTCGTTAGTGTTTACAAACATCTTACTTTTTTGTTGTGTCTCTTTTTTTCTGTGTGTAATCTTTTCTATCTATATCGTGCTTACCATCTTTGACTGTAGATACCAATAAATAAAAGCTTTCACCGTGTTCATATTGGTAATGACAATATTCTTTTAACCCTTTTAAATCTGATTCGTTTTCTATTGTGCCGCTAAAGTTTTTACCATCGTTATCTGGATACATGAAATGAGCTGCACCAAAAGGGGCATGCTCTTTTTCTTTTTTTGTAGGCATTTCTTTATAGATAATAGTCGTCGCGCCACAGGCGGGACAAAATTTTTCTACTAATACATTACCCTCATTGATCTCAGTGATGTTAAGATTACTTTGCTCGCACTTACATAGTTGATCTGAATTTGCTGTTAATTGAATATCTTCTTTCATTGTTTTGTTTTAATCTTCAAACAAACCTTTAGTTCCTCCTCCTCGGATTACAGTTTCGTTAGCTTGTTCTTTTTTAACTTTTTCTTCTAGAGAGTTTATAGTGTCAATTGCTTTTGGTAATTGCTCTGAGACTTCTAATAGTCTTTTTACATCTCTCATAATAGATCCTACATCTTTTCCTTCTTCACCATCTACAGTATTTAATGCTATTTCGATTTGCTCATTAAGAGCGCTTATAACTCTTGATGAGATTAATAGCCCTTCTCGAATTGCTTTTAAGGCTGAGATTGTAGGTGTTCGCTGTAGGTTATTGTACTTGTCCATCCCTTTGCTAATATCAGCTGTGATAGGCTCATCATCAGTGAACTTGAGGTCACTAAGCAATCTTCGCTTTCTTTCTGTTTCGGGATATATTGAATAGGGTGATCTGTAGTCGCACATAAAGTATATGAAGGAGAGATACTTATGGGCAGTTCGTTTTTTTCTGTCTTTGTCATTTACTATTATTTTTTTGAACTCAGGTATTAGTTTAGCCTCAGTCTCTATTACTACTTGGAAATTTTCTTCTTTGAAAAGTTTCATGATTTAAATTTTTTACTCTATTAGGATTGCAATGGAACAAACCAAAGTACGGAAGCCTGATACCTTCAAACTCTCCTTTGCCCATCTTATAAGCTAAGTACTCAAACTGTGACTCTATTATAGATTTCAGTTCTTTTGTTGTACCGCCCATTTCATCTTTGATTTCTGCTATAATTTTTTCTTTTACTTTATTCTGAGCCATCTTTTTTGTATTTAATATAATATCTTATAGACCATGAATCTTCCGATTCGCAAACTGCATATATATCATAATCAAAGTCAATTCCTAACTTAGTAAGTTCTACCTCTTGAATGTCAATAAATATAAAAACCGCTTCAAGAGTATCAATTGCGACCTCAATAAAATACTCATTACTCTGCATGTATTTGAAATTCAAAACTTAAAAGATAGCTTACAAGAGTTGCGTCTTCTTCAGGAACTCTCAATACCAGTGGATGAAAAGAATACTTTCGAGTTTCTTTATCATACAATAGTACTTTTTTATCTTTTAAAGCTTTGATTGTGTTGTTCAAAACAGCTCTGCTCCATCCTAGCTCAGATGCTGCTTTTATTCTGTTGTCTTTTGTACATGGGTTATTTTTATCTATTGTAGATAGTATGTAAACAACATTTAACTCCGTCGGAGTAAGTTTTAATAATCCGTTAATAACTGATAAGTAATCTTTGCGGATCTTCTGTCTATTGGTTGGTATCTGTATTTTCATTGTACTTTATTACTTTTTCTATTTTTCTTGATAGTCTTTTTGCCATCAATTGTCTAACGTTCTTTAATAAAAGAATTATACATTGGTTTTCTGCGCTGAAGTTCTTTTTCTGTAGTGTGTAAAAACGATCAATAAGAATATTTATTACTTCCTCGTTTGTTGTACCTGCTTGAAAGGATCCTGCCAGTTTTTCTGTAAATTTTATAGTTTGGAATCTTTCGTTGTCTGAAAAATCAGTAACTTGATATTCGACTCCCGGTTTAATTATTTTCATTGGTTTCTTTTTTTTCGTAAATATCTAAGTTTACAAAACACAAATAATGTAAACGTCTATATTTACAAATATATCAATAAATGATATAAAATGAAAGGTTAAAACATAGACACGTGTATTATAGAGATATTTTGTTACTCTTGTGCACTTTCAATCTTTAATACTTTCTCTACTAAACTACCTGGTGTGTTTTTCATAATAGACACCCAATACTCACTATCCAAATTATAAATAATCTTACTCATCTCAACCCAGGCTTCCTCTGTAGCTTCTTTAGTTTTTAAATCTAGCATAGTGCCTGTTCCTAAATTAGCCCAATTGATTGCGTTTTTTTCTAACACCCTATCTATAGCTTTTCTTATTTTCTTATTTGTTTGATAAGGCGTTTGATCTATTCCTTTTTTTCTCATGATTTAAATTTTAGCAAGTCCTCACGAACCAGGTTTTCTATTAATTGTATTCTCTCTTTGTTTTCGTTTTTAGAATAGTATACAGGATTGACTATGTATGTACCACGTTTCTCTCCTTTCAAAAGTAAATTTTTATTTACCAGAGCATAGAACGCTCTTTTTATAGTGGCATCTTGATAGATAGTTTCAAACCCACTAACATTGTAGATGATTTCTTTAAAGCTGTCTCTCACTTTTGCATTAGAAAAAATAATGTTGCTTGAATCCATTCTTTCACATAAGTAGTCGAGGAGATCTCTAGGGCAAGCAGCTAGACCAGCTAGTGCATACATACTACCATGATATCTTCGTGTACTTCTGCAGGGTATACTTTTATACTTGTAGATGGGAACGGTTATACCTCCCTCGTGCTTAATTCCTGTCATGTACTTTATTTTATAATTCTTCATTTACTCTTCTATAATCACTAACCCTTTAAGTTCGCCAGTACATGAGTAGTAGATTTCTATATCTACATGAACTTTAGCGTGCTTCTGTTCGAATACTACTTTTATGTGTCCTGCTAATGCACCTACGTTAAGCAGTGACCAATCCTCCATGATTCAAAAATACTAAAAATTTTTCTTGCAGATGTCATTTGTGTTTGTTATATTCTGGTTTGTTCATAAGTTAGGTACACCTCAGTCACCTTTAAGGTACATACCAGTCACCTTCAAATCACCTCAACATACTATCTCTTAGCGCATTAACCTATTTTCTATTACCATTATATAATATTTATGTGCTTTATAATACTTATTGTTGGGTGGGGTTATGATATATAAAAAATTTTTACATCTAAAACTGTCAATGCATATACCACCTAATGTAAACTCCCCCCCTTAAATATGGCGGAGGAACTACCCCGAGCCTTAAAATCTCACTTATATTATGGAAAATGTACTTAAAATTGCAAACGTGACAGACATTCGTCAAGACAAGAACGGCGAAGACTATTTCTTAGTGGCAACTACTGGCTACTTTGACAAAGATAACGTGTACTTCATGGGTCAATCTGTGTTCTTAAGAGATGTGGATAACCACTCGAAGTTCAAAGTTGGCGGTAGTATAGTAGTATCGTAAATTATGGGGAGCCTTCGGGTTCCCTTTATTTGGGGCTGTGCTTATTGTACAACAACCTACTGTATAAACTCCAACAACCTACTGTAATCTCCACCTTACAACATTGTTCTGGTTGTGTTTACGTTAGCCAGGTCAATAGACTGTATAATCCACCCATTTACACACCAACAACGTAATGTACTATTAATTATATAGACATTATTACACATCACCCTATAAACACACCTTACAATTCACTCACTTATTAACCCTTTAATATACAATTATGTCAGATTCAATCACTAAAAAATACAAACATCATATCTTATTAGATACAGGTGTAGTATGTGTACATTATCACAACAGTTCAGAAGTCAAGGTCTATAATGACTACAGATCCTTTGCAATTGATCATCCACAACCTGCTTACCAACACTCACAGTTTTGGATTAAGGTTAAACAATATCTACAGAGTGTAGGTATATCACGTAATACTACAGCATCATGAAACACACTAAACTAATGCTAGCAGGTATCACAACCTTTCTATTAACATGGCTATTCATAGCAGTCGTTGGTTATTTAATATCTAACGATTACACAATCAAGCAATGCTTGACAAGTACTGCTACTATAATGATCATGCTAATGTTTGGTTGGTTACCTATCGTTCCTGTTCTAAATGATTTAGATAAGAAATATGGATTATAATACTGCAGCAATTGAGGCTTTGCGAAAAAAACTAACAGAGCTTCAGACTGAGAACAAACAGATAGAAACAGAGAATGCTTTACTACTTAAATCTATTAATAGACTTAAAGATAAAATAGAGCAACTAAAACCAACAGTAATATCATCGTCTAACCTTAACATTTAATCTATGGATACATTTCAACACGTAGCAATGAGTTTTGCTACTGTATTATACATCGTATGTTTAACAGGATTTGCTTTAATATTTCCTGTTGCATTATTTAAATCACTTAAAGAACACTTCAAAAGAAAGAAAACTCTGTCCTGATAACAGAATCTAGTGAGATAGATATAGTAATGAGAGTGGGTCAGGCTGCTCTCTTTTTTTAATCAATTTTTAAATCAATAAATAACAATGTTTGCAAACCTTCCGGAAGACACCATTCTTCAGAGCATCGAGACAGGACGTTTCAGTGTTTTAAAATTGGACAGTGACAACAGATATACACAGCTTATGCAAGTATATCCTAAATCATGGCACTCACATATTAAACAGGCATTCAGAATGCAATGTGAAGACATGATAACTGAGTTAGTAACATACTCTAGTAGTTTCAGGAATCAATTAAGCCTGTCAGTATGAAGAGAGTGTTAGTTATATTAATTCTATCATTAGTACTAGGTGCTTGTGGTAGTACAACGTCATGCACTACCAAGGCGACTAATCGTGGTGGTGGATATTATATTAACAGATAAGTATTTGGCTAACGGTTCTGCCTAAGTAATAAGAACCATTTATAAATCAATAAATACAATTAATTATGGTACGAGTACAATCAACATCAGAAGTTTATCAAGATACTAATGGTAAGAACTTCAAAGTAGTAACGTTAGAGTCTCCAGGGTTCAGAGAAGTAGCTGATCCAATGACAGGAGAAATAGTTTATGCATTAGCAGCACCTAAAGTCACAAAGAAATGTGTGTGGGAAGCATCTTATTTAGATGAATCAAAACACTATCTTTATGACGCGACAAGTGGTCAAGCGGTTTACGGTTCAATTGTAACAGCTCAAACAGATGAGTATACAATTACGGGAAGCGACGGTGTAGAGAGAACTGTTAGCACTTACACAGGTTTTGTAGAAGGAACCAATGAAGATGCAAACTTTGAGTCTCTTATCTCTTCAATGTTAAGATCTGCTGGACGTGAAACTCCAGAGAATGCTATTCCAAAGCAAGAGATTGCTAAAGAACACATTGCTGCTACAAAAGCAGGAGAACAAATCGATATGGTCAATCAAATAGATGAGTTAGCTAAAGTTTCTGTAGAAGAGGCTGGAGACATCGAAGACCAATTCTAATTACTAACCGAGAGGGGTGTCACACATCGTGATGCCTCTCTTATTTATAAAACCACAACGTTATGAACGAATTATTTGATTACTGTGTAGAATTCCTACACTGGCTAAAACCATACTTTGGTATGAGTTACCAAGAAATAAACATTTGGATATTTATTATTATTGAGCCTATCATATTCTTTGTAATGTGTTGGTACATAATAAAGCTTAAGAAAACAAACAAGAGTTTGTTGTTGAACATGAGAGTATTTGAACAAAAACTTAAACAAAGACAATAAATTATGAATCATTGGTTAAACGAAGGTAAAGAAATAATAAAAAAAGATATGTCAGAACTATTTATAACAAACACCAAACGGTCTGGAAGACCAAGAAGAAATTATACAAGAGGACCATTGACAAACGCAGAGAAGCGATTTGCTCATAAGTTCGTAGATGGTATGGTTAGAGATAAACAACGTTTTAGTGTAATAGAGTTACAAAGCTCTTTGTATGCTATAACCGGTAAGATTAGAAACACAGACACAATTATTAAAATGGTTGATGCGTTTCTAAATGATCCCAAGACAGGATACAAACCAAGTTGGTTTAAAGTACAAGCAACTAAATTGTTAAACCTAATAAGATAGCTATGCAAGCATACACTCTAAAAGAAATAAAAAACGCAGATTTAGAAACAATCAATAAGATTGTAATGGATCAGAATTGGAGCAAACCTTTTTTGATGAGGATGTGCTTTGATAGAGCGCTTGAATTAGGATATAAAGGAACGTTCCCAATTAATACAAAATAGATATGAATTATTTGATAAGTAACAACACTGAACAGAAAGTATATGATGGTTTAAATTCAACCACTCTTGAAGAAATAATTCCACATCTCAAAGCACAGGAAATTGTTGGTTTCGACACAGAGACAACAGGGTTAAGATTTGACAGTGAAGAGTTGTTACTTGTTCAAATATCATCGAAGGAACACAACTATCTTATAGATGCACAATCAGTTGACTTACAACCTATCAAAGGGTTGTTTGAGTCACCTCGTATAATTAAGATAGCACACAATGTCAAGTTTGATTACAAGTTTTTAAAGTACAACGGTATTACATGTGAAAATACATATGATACTATGCTTGCAGAACAAGTGTTAAATTGTGGCAAGACAAGCTTACGTAATTCATTGAAGGACTTGCTTGAAAGATACTTAGACATATTTATGGATAAGAAAACAAGATCAACATTCATAGGACACAAGGGTACATTTAGTAAAGCACAGTTGTTCTATGGTATTGATGACACGTCTAATCTAATCAAGCTTAGAGAACTACAACTAGAGAGTATTAAAGATTTAAATCTTGAAGAAGTAGTTCAACTGGAGAATGATGCAGCACTAGCATTTGCTGATATAGAATACAATGGTATTTATCTTGACAAAGACAAGTGGGAAGAGAATTACAATGGTGTTAAAATAGATCTTGACAATGCTGTAGAAGAATTAGATATGTTTATTGAACATGACGCAACCTTCAAAAAACATAAGCTACCTTTTTTACAGATGGATATGTTTAAGTCTATTGAAGAGATACGTAAAACTGATATATTGTGGTCATCACCAGCACAAGTACTTAATTTATTTCAGACTGTAGCACCTATGTTAGAAAGTGTCAACGGTAAGTTATTGTTAATGCACACTGAAGATCATCCTATTATAAGTAAGTATATTAAATATAAAGAAAAAGCAAAACTTTACAACGCCTATGGTCCTGATTTCTATAAGTATCTACATAAAGATGGATGTGTTCACACAAACTTCAAACAAATACTTAATACAGGTAGAGTTAGTTCGTCTAGACCTAACATGCAACAAATACCTGCCTCCAACTCGTATAGAAATGCCTTTACTCCTGGACACAAGAATTGGGTATTTGTATCATCCGATTTTTCTTCGCAAGAACTATGTATTATTGCCTACGGATCTCAGGATCCAGTCTGGCTTGATGCACTTAAAGAAGGGAAAGACTTGCATTCCATATGTGCTGACTTAATATTTGGTCAAGTATGGCGTGATGCAGAAGGGGATGATAAAGAACGTAAACGTCTGCGTACTGCTGTAAAAGCAATTAACTTTGGTCTTGCCTATGGTATGTCAGAGTTTAAACTTGCTGATACACTGCAGATTACAATAGAAGAAGCTAAAGAGATGATAGACAAGTATTTTACTGTGTTTCCCTCTATTAAGAAGTTTCTTACACAACTGGGTAACTTTGGTAAAGACAATGGTTACATCAGGACGTTTAAACCTTATCGTAGAATAAGATGGTTTGAAGAATGGGAGAACAACAAAAGAGATTTTGCTATTCTTGGTTCTATTGAACGTGCTTCTAAGAACACACCAATACAAGGTACAGGTGCTGACATGACTAAACTAGCTCTTATAAAAGTAAGAGAAGTGATAGCTCGTAATAGTTATCCTGTAAGACTTGTAATGACTGTTCACGATCAGATAGACACAGTAGCTCACGAAGGGTTTGCTGAAGAATGGTCTGGTATTTTAAAAAATACAATGGAAGAAGCAGCTTTACATATTATAGACAATGGTCTATTAAAAAGTGACACTAACATCTCACCAGCGTGGGAAAAATAATAACACCTTAAAACAATAAACAATGGGATTTGATATTTACGGAATTAAACCACACAACCCTCAACATTTAGTTAAACCAGAACTTGATTTTACTAAAGACACTACACAAGAACAAAAAGACGAATATTTTAATAGAATGGAACACTACGAAAGAAATGTACCAGGACATTACTTTAGAAACAATGTATGGTGGTGGAGACCTTTATGGACCTACTTATGTACTTACACAGATGTTCTTACTTTAGAGCAACAAGATGAAGGAGGAAGTAACAGTGGTGCTGAAGTTGATGATGAACAAGCTATTGAATTAGCAACTCAATTACACAAGCTTATAGACTCTGGACATACTGCAGAACATGAACAAGCACATATGAGAGAGTATGAGTTAGCTCAAATACGTAACAAGGAACTTGAAGAAGCACGTAACGTATTACACGAAGTAGTTATTGCAGAAACAGGAGATGATTCTATTATACCTGCTAACTATCCAGACAGTTTTAAAGAAGACTGGGATAAATTGTGGGAACAAAAACAATGGGCAGGTAGCTACCCTTTTAGCACCGATAATATTAAAGAGTTCGCTAACTTCTGTTATGGATCAGGCGGCTTTACAATTTGGTAAACTATGGATGGATTTAAAACAACAAGAGACGCAGTACTAGCACAGCCGGTACCGCAAGCTACTAACACTTATGGACCTGTAGCACATGAAACATTATTTGAACGTGTAGAAGCAGAAATAGCGCGTAACAATTGGGAGGTAGATGATATAAGTTATAGAGGTGCAATGAATAACGATGTTGTTATTGCATATTATACTCTAGCAACTAAGTCTAACCTACCTGTAAAGCCTATGATAGGTATTATAAATTCATACAACAAGACACGACGTGTAGGAATTGCATGTGGTGCAAGAGTAATGATTTGTATGAACGGTATGATATCAGGAGAAGCTACAGCTGCAAAAGTACATAGATCTAAAGTAATGGATCATCTAGATCAGATGATTAACGTTACTCTTGGGTCCTTGAGAAAGACTTTTGGAGAGATAAGTAATGACATAACTAAGTTTCAAGAGCATAAGCTTGATGGAATGACAGAAGTATCACACATGCTTGGTGAGCTTTACGTACGTGATAGTATACTAACACCTACGCAAGCATCCGTAGTTAAGAGTGAGATTACCGAGTCTATTCATTTTTCTATGAAAGAAGACACTGAGTCTTTTAACTCTTGGAACCTGTATAATAATGTAACTGAAGCTTTGAAACGTTCACATCCGCTGAATGAGTTTAAAGATTATCACAAGGTGCATGATTATTTCAAAAACTATATAACTATATGAAAATAGATCCAAAGAAACTTGCACGACAAAGACGTGTGGTTGATGTTTGGAAACAATCAGGATACAAAGGAACTCTCGAAGCTGTAACAGGCTTTGGGAAGACCTATGTAGCTTGTCTTATCATACAAGATATGAATAAGAAGCTACCTGATAACACTACACTAGTTGTAGTTCCAACCAGATACCTACTTGAACAGTGGAAAGAGGTAACAACAAGCTTAGAGCTTAAGAATGTAAAAATACAAGTAATCAATACTGGTGTTAAAATTCTCAGCGCTGTCGACTTGTTAGTTCTTGACGAGGTTCATAACTACGCCTCTGATGTATTTAAGACAATCTTTTCTAATGTACAGTATCATTATATACTAGGATTAACAGCAACTTTAGAACGTAGTGATAAAAAACATTACATTATAGAGGAGTATTGTCCTGTTGTAGATACTATAAGTATGAAGGAAGCTCTTGCTAATGGCTATGTATCCAATTTTAAGGTGTATAACCTCGGAATAGAGCTGAACGACAAAGATAGGTACACGTACGAAAAATTACACGATGGATTTAATAAGTATTTTAAGTGGTTTGACTTTAATTTTCAAGCTGCAATGAAATGTTTACAATCGCAGGAATATAGACAACACTACGCAGCAAAGACAGGATACGATGTAAATGGTATCATGGCATCTGCAGTACAATGGTCTAAAAACATGCGTAATCGTAAGACTTTTTTATACAACCATCCATCTAAGTTTTTGGCTGCGAAGGAATTAATCGATACCTTTGATGTCCCGACAATTACATTCTCTGAGACTGTAAAATTTGCTAACGAGCTTACTAAAACGTTACAACCTTGGGCGGTTTCTTATCATTCTAAGATGAAGCCTTATGCTAAACAAATGGCAATTGAGAACTTCAAAGATCCTAAGAGTGACATCAAGGTTATATCAACAGCTCGTGCGTTAGACGAGGGGTTTGACATTCAAGGAGTATCTATGGCTATAGTATGTAGCGGTACCTCAACGTCTAGACAAGATCTACAACGTACAGGTAGAGCTATTCGTTGGGCTCCAGGTAAAACTGGTCTAATGATAAATCTATACATAATAGATACACAAGATGAAAAGTGGTTAAGGCAGAGACAGAAGAAGACAATTAACGCAACTCACGTTAGTTCAGTTAAACAAATCAAAGAAGCATTGAGTAAAGCTTCTCTAGAATATTTAAACGTTATATAGTATGCTATTAAACACTCCGCAACAGTATGTAGACTATTTGTGTAAACACAATATTAGTCCAGATCAGTTCTTATTTCTCTATATTATTTATGAAAACGATTATGCCTCATTATACAAGTATGTAAATGAGAATGGTGGTTTTGAATTAAGCAGTCTGGAGGATTTAGAGAACAGGGGGTATTTAATTAATGAGGGAACTAGTGATAGTTCATGGGCAGACAACTACAGTGTGACAAATAAATTTATCAAAGAGCTATACAATACAGATATATCTACTGCATATGATGAATTTTTCGAAGCATATCCATTACAAATCTACATCAATGGTAAAAAACTACCAGGCAGGAACGCTACAATGAAGACGCGCAGCTTTTACAAAAAGAATATAGCACCTAAACGTGCTTTACATACAAAAGTAATGCTGTGTCTTGAATGGGCAGTTAACAATGCTCAAATACACATGGGCATGGAACGCTGGATAGAGACAGAACAATGGAAAACAATCGAACAATTAATGAAAACAGATATAGATGGATTTGAATCTCCAAACGACAAAGTTTACTAGTCTACAAATAAAGACAGCACAACAAGCTATTAAAGAAGCAGATCAGTTCTTGCATGAAGGTGCAACAGGACAACGTCCGTTTTTAGCCACGAGATGGCAGAAAGTAAATACAATGCTGCTTGGTGGGTTTCACTTCGGTCAAACTTATATGCTATGTGGTGCATCAGGTCATGGTAAATCATTTTTTGCCAACATGTTGCACACTGATTTTACATCTAATTATCTAGGTAATCAAGATGTGAAAGTGTTGCATTTCTCTTTCGAGATGCATGCAAAAGACGAAATGATTCGTAAGATGAGTCAGTTAGGTAAAGTAGACTACAGAAAATTAGTCTCTTCTGACAATCCCTTATCTTTAGATGAATTAGAGTCTTTACGTAGTGAGTATGGTAAGATGAAAAATGAAAATGTCTTTTATGTAGAAACCCCGTCTAACAGAGATAGAATCTATGCAACTATTAACGATTTTTGCAAAGAGTTTAAAGACTCTAAGATAGTTATCTCGTTAGATCATACCTTGTTAGTAGCCCCGAACCCAGGTGAAAACGAAATACAATCTCTTGCTGAACTTGGTAAAATGTTTATACAAGTCAGAAAAGAGTTTCAAACATGTAATATTTTGATTGGTCAGATGAATGACAAAATGGAGAGTAAGGAGAGGAGAGATCCAACTAACCCTGCATTACATTATCCAACTAAGACAGATATACATGGTTCAAAGCAAATCTATCACGCAGCTGATGTAGTTATGGTATTACACCAGCCGATATTGTTAAACATAGAGCATTATGGTAAGAAGAGATTTCCTACCACTGATCTTGTTGCACTACACTGTTTAAAAAACAGGACAGGTGTAGCAGGTTTAGTACGCCTTAAGAATAACCTATCTCACGGTAGATTTGACGATTACAGTTCAACTTTATTTTAAAAACAATTATATGGAATTACCAACTCAAGTAGTAAAATCAAACACAGTAAACCCCAGCTTGCTGACTATATTTGGTCAGTCAAAAGCAGGTAAGACAACTATGTTGTCAAAGCTCGAAGGGTGTCTTATTATAGACACAGAACGGGGTAGTAAGTATCTCGATGCTTTAAAAGTAGAGGTAAGTAACACATCAGAATTAAAACAGCTTGTTGGTGCTCTGAAAGCGGAGTCTAACAAGTATAAATATATTGCGCTCGACACAATTGACAATGTAGTATCATGGATAGAAAAAGACATAGCTAGAGAGAATAATTTAGACTCTTTTGCTAAACTTCCTTTTGGTGATGGCTACAATCAAGTACGTACAAGAGTTATGGGGCTTATTGATGCTCTATTAACATGTAGTGAGCATATTATTCTCGTTGGTCACCGTAAGAAAACAATCATTGGTACAGACTCAGTAGAAGTCAATGTAAGCAGCTTAGATCTTTCAGGTAAACTCAAGAATTATATCATGGCTAAATCCGACGCAATAGGATTTGTATATAGAAACGATGAAAACGTCCTTAGTATATCTTTTGAAGCTTCTGATGAAGTAGAAGCAGGTACAAGATTACCTCATTTAGCAGGTAGAATTATGGACTTTGAATGGAAAGACATATACAAAACAAGTATTAAATAAGAGCTATTTGCTCTAATTTTCGTATATTTATAATAACTAAACAGTAAAACAATTTAATTTTAAAAAGCAATTATGTATCAATTACAAGAAACACAAACAGGAGCTCCAAGTTACAAACTAATGAGCCCAGGTATCAATGAAAACGTTAAACTAGTAGACGTAACTTTCGATACCCTAAGACAAGATGGAACAGGTGGAAACGTTATTAGATTCTATTTTCAAGATGAAGAAGGAGCTAAGTTTACACATACACAGATGGAAGTTACAAGCTTAGAAAGACTACAAGAGTCTTCTAAAAATGCTGCCTCTGCAGGAAGAAGTTGGTCTTCTACTCCTGAACAACTACATGCAGATTTAATTAGAAATACAGGAGAGGTATTACACCATGTATTATCTGCTTTTATTCCTAAAGAGCGTGTAGCTATTGGTGGTACGTCTTGGAATGACTTAGGTAAGAATGTTATCGATCTTATTGGTAACTCTTATGAAGGACACAAGTTCAAAATTAAGTGTGTATATGACAAGCAGGGTAAGTATTTACAATTTCCTTCACGTCCTGTACAGCCGTTTTGTTTACCTCAAGATTCTACACAACAACTAATTTTAGGATACAGAGATAACATTACAGCAGCACAGCCTACTAATGAAGCAGAAATTAGTTCAACTGCGAACAACTCTACGGCAGGAGACAGCTGGTAATCTAAACATTAATCAGACATTATAGGGGGCTTCGTGCCTCCTTTTTTGTCTCTAAACTATAGTAAATGTACAATTTAAACCCAGTAATAACGAAAGAATACATACTGAAGCATTTAGACCAAGCACAGATACTAGAGTATTATTTAGGGGTTAAAGTTGATGTTAACACAAAAGTAAAATCACCTCTGCGGAGAGACAATAATCCTTCTTGTTCATTTAAAATGATCAACGGGACTATTTACTTTAAAGATTGGGCACAAGGCTTTTCAGGTGATTGGATTAAAATCATACAGTATAAGTACGGAATTACGTACGCAAAAGCTTTAGAAAAGTGTGCAATAGATTTTGGTCTTACTAACGGTAGTGTTAAAGCAACAGTTGTTAAAGTAGAATACATACCAGAGAAACTAGAACCAAAGGAGTCTAAAATAGAAATCAAAATTAGACCTTGGGATCAGTATGACAGAGAATTCTGGTCTAAGTATGGAATCAACAAAGCAATGCTAACCCTATATAATGTATACCCTTGCGAAATCGTGTTTTATAACTCTAAAGTAGTTTATACAAGACGTAAAAATGATATTGCATATGCGTATAGATTTGGTCCTAGTAAATATAAAATATATATGCCTCAGCGTAATGCATTTAGATGGCTATCTAATTATAACAGCTGGCAAGGTTTAGAACAACTGCCTGAATTTGGAGATCACATTGTAATTACAAAGTCTATGAAAGATGTTATGACACTAAGACAACTTGGTGTTGTATCTGCAGCTCCGGCTTCAGAAGCAGTTATACCTGATGATGGTATAATGACAGAGATTTCTAGACGATTTACAAATATTTATTCTTTTATGGATTTTGACTTAACCGGTGTCAAAATGGCTAATACCCTATTTAAGCGTTATAATATTAAACCTCTATTCTTAACTGATGGTAGGTTTGGTACTATAAACTATGGTGCTAAAGACATCTCAGACTTTATAG